CCACAACCGGGAGAAATATCGCTCGCCCATAATGGCGTTCTGTTCTGCGATGAACAACAGCAAAAACACTTAAACAAATGTACTAACCTAGTATTCAGCGTATTAGCAAGTATTAAACATGTTCCGTTTTAAGAATTTTTAAATTTAAATGTCGCACAAGCATCGGTGGCGTGGGGTTTCAGCGGCTTCATGCTTAAAATTTAACCCCATACCCCTATAAACGAAAAGAAGGCTACCACCGAAGTGATAGCCCCCTTAAAATGCAAATATAATATTCTATAGATACTTTATTTTTCTTTAGGTAATCTAGCTGTAAGAAGTGTTTCAAACTTAGTTTGTTTATCTTCTTTCTCTGCACTTAAAATTAGCTTCACATCATTATCTGCTAGATTCTTGATGGCTTCGATTACCTTTTTGTAGTTAACTATGCCAATATTAGTTAGAACACTATATAAACCATCAGCACAGTATCTTGTACCAGCAAACTTAGTGCCTACTTTAGCTATTAATTGTGGTAGTACTTCTTTTGCTATTTCCAAATTAAGCTGTTTCTTAAAAGTTACCTCTTTTCCTTTCATCATCTTACCTAAAACTGTTGGTGTTAATACTCCAGACTGCCCAAACAAATATATACTAATAGTGGATATTTTTACACCTTGTGCCAGATACTCATTTGCAAACTTAGCTACCTTATCATCTGGTTTATACAGCACAGCACCTTTAGCATAGTCCTCAGCTTTCCACTTGACACTCTCGATATTAGTTACAGCTAAGAGTTCCTTTGTGTCTCTGCCACTATAATCTAGAAAGAAACGAATAGAATCATCTGTGATAGTTTTCTCATCATTATCCTTTTCTTCTTCCAACAACTTCATAGCAGCTTTATAACGGTGCTGACCATCTACTATAACAAGACACTTCTCTGCATCATCGTTAGTTATATCTGCTCCATCTGGTGATACCAAGCTACAGCCATCATCTACAGCCTTCTTACCTTCTACTACCATCATAGGTACTAGATTCATTCTACACTCTGATAGAGATTTAACCTTACTGTTTACATTACCCTTAGCTATATCTCTATTGCCTTTGATAAAAGCTATCTTCTTATCTTCTGCCTTCACGTCTGCCAATGTGAAAATTTCCTTCTTCTCCATAATTATAGGTTTATTTTATTTGTTAATACTACGTACCTCATCACAGTAGCTTCTTTCTGCACGCTGCAATTCTTTGTAAGCAGCTGTTAAATCTGCCAAAGCATCCTTATTATTACTCTCTTTAGCATCATCCATTAAGCACTCAATATCGGCATAAATATCACCAATATCATCACCTATGACATCATCCATAAAAGACTCTATACAATAAGTTTTTAAGGTATCTTTTACTTTCTTCAAAAACTTGTCTTTAGCAGTCTCCACAACTTCATTATTATTTGCCTTCATATCTATATATGCTGGATACCTCCCTACATTGATTCATGCAAATCCACGGGCTACAGCTTCTGTTAATGGTTTGCACTAGTCAAAGCTTTTATTTGACGGGTGCAAAGATAAGGCAAATTCTAATAACTTCCAAAAAAATAAGTGTTAGTAAACAGATACTTGTTTTTCTAACACTTTGAAGGCAATTAAACCTTATTATATATACTACTTAGATGGTTTATAGAAGTCTTTAAAACTAAATTTTTCAAAGTCTTTTTTAATGTGCTTAAATTGTATAGTAATTTTTTCACTAAATGGGGTCTTTATCTCTTTTTCAATCCAATGCTTATCGTAGTGCCATTGGCTATAACTGACAAATGAAGCATGAAAAGCTACACTATTTCCAAATATCTGAATTTCCTCATTATGTACCGACTTATTATAAGTAGCTACCAACTGCCTAAATCTAGAAGTGCTTAGTGTTACCCCTTTTGGTGCTAATCCATAGAAACTAAGCAGCTTTAAAATCAAAGTTTGCTCTAGCTTTGAAACCATACAACAATTAGCCCTTCTCTTAGCATTAGGAAAATATCTCTGTAAGAACTGTGCCATCTTTACCACAAATACACTTTGCAGTACTTCATTATTGGCAATCTCATCTATTCTAACTATCTTCTTACATTCGTAATTATTTGATTCACCTTTATAGCTACCAATGGCATTATTAAGCATAGTTATAAACTCATCAGAATCATAAGTTACTTTCTTGCCATCATTCTTTGTAAAAGTAACTGCTTTGAAGTTTCCTTTAATCTCCTTAGCTAGTTCTTCTGCTGTAGGCTCTAATAGAAAATAATATCTAGCTCTGATAATCACATTTACAAATGTAGATAAGGCTAAAAAATTGAATAAGCAAAAGTTATCTATTACTTTTTTTATAATTTTTACTTGCAATTCTTCTAATTCCCTATCTGAAATTATCATATTAACTATGAATCTTAACAGTTCACATTCATCCTCTATATTACTTCCAAAATTAGCACCAAATTCTGCCAAAGATATGCCTTCATATATCTTTTTACCATCAGGCAATTCATCGTATTCTTGTATATTTTCAGCATAATATTTACAATAAGCCAGCTGATTATACTGTATAATCGGCTCACCTTTTTCATCCTTGACTATATTACCTTTATCATCAGTCATATTATAAAAAAACTCAGGAAATACCCTCATATCTTATCTATTTAATTAGTTAATAATGCAGCAAAGATAATAAAAAAGGCTGATACCTCAAATGATACCAGCCCTTATTAACTCTAATTAATTATTCATCTTTCTATCTACTACATCTTCTATCAATTCCTTCATCTTATTCATAGTTTCACCATGCGCTTCTATTAGCTAGTTTTTAAAGTACACTGATACCCCAAAGATTGCACCTCCAGCTGTAAAAGCCTATGCAATATAGATAAGTGTTCCACTAGCTATAGTATGGATGGATAAGAAGCTAAGGAATGCTAGAAGAATGCCACTAGCTATCATTACCATAGCTGTAGTATATTGTGCCTTATCCTTAAAGCCTAGTTGTTTCCAGTTTTCTTTCATCAGCTTACACCATTATTTGTTATCGTAAAAGTCTAACTATATTCTCTATCAGAATCAGAAGAAGTATTTTCTGCTTTGTTCAAATAGATTCTAACATATCTCTTTAATCCATTGCCTAATTTCAACGTTACAGTAACTGGTGAATCTAGTGTACTTTCTATGTGGTTCTAACTATAAGTAGGTGTGGTATTAGTAGAACTGTATGCGATACCACTTCCATACACATCATAGCCAGCAGTATAGCTATAAGTAACATCAATAGTTTTAGCTGTAGCATCATAGTTAGATGTAGTTATACTGAATGATGTAGGCTAAATAGGTGGTGCTACATAAGTATTAACTAAGCCATGGTTTTCTAATCTGGTTATAATCTCATTAACAGCTTTCTGCAAAGAAAGAATGTCTGTAGCTTTGGTATTACTAAAATGGGCTATGCTTTCATAGTCTGACGTTCTTCTACTAATTATGTTTCTAAGACTATTCTTCTAACCAAATGATAGCATGAAATCAGATGCTACTAAACCAGAAGAATCTTTAGTGTTATAGGCATTAATACCACCCAGCAGATAATTATCAGAATCCTTAATAGCTAATCCCATAGTACCAGCTATTAGCCTACTCTTAGTCTTCAAAAATCTCATGGTTAGCAAATCATCATCAGAAGAACTTATTACACTACCACTTTGATCTAACGTTTCCTTTGTCTAGTTACCCATGATGGTAACTACAGAAGCATCTGACTGTATCTTTTCATTTCCCTTATACTAGTTATTTATAGCTACTCTACTACCAAAACTATAATTATTAACTGTAGCTGGAATATAATTAACTATAGGAATGTTAGATGTACTTTCTATAAAATCACCACATCCCCAATTATCTGGATTTCCATCTAATCTATCTGTATTTGTTCTATCCTTTATCACATCTAATCTATATGGTGAATAGTTAAAGGTACTCCAATCTATAGCCCCACTAGGCTACTTATCCCTATAACCCACAAAATTCTACGAACCTACAGTTTCAGTATAAACCCTGAGTAATATTAAAGAATGCCGCCATTCCCAGTAAGTTGTACGCTCACCAGTCTTCTTTGTAGCATTTAAAGGGAAAAGGGCTTCAAAGTCTTCCATGGTTATAGGAATTGTCTAGCCATCCACAACTCTAGTCCATCCACCATTTCCATCTCTATCAGATAGTGTTTTACCTGCTGTATCATATCCATTAGGGTTAGCTACTGTTCCTGGGTCTAGAAAGTCCAGATTACTGCATCTAATACTGTTTGTTGCCTTCAAATCTTCCAAAGACTGATTAGATACCAGACTAACATCAGATTCTACAATCTCATATTGCTTACCTACTAGATAGGTTTGAACCAGCCAAGTTCTACAGTTAGAATCAGTTTCATCATACTTACCCTAGGTTATACTGCATTTACCAGCAGAATTTCTAAATGGTGTTGTTCTGATTCTCTACATAGATTTCAGGTAGCAGTTTTCTGCTATCACTCCTTTGCTTCTAACTATGTGGATATGTCTAGAAGTATTTGAATAATCAGGTATATCTAATTCACTATCATCAGATGTAAGTATAGTACCCCTAAAGGCAAAAGCATAGCAGTTATATAATCCTATACTGTTGCTATCCGTCACAAAATAGGAGTTTCCTCGATATAATATATCTATATCTATTTCACCATCTTCTTCATCTAAAGATAACGTATTAGTATATCTACTGGCTTCTGCTCCACATCCCTATAAGGTAACAGAATTACAGTTATCCAACTTATAACCTACTCCACATCCATCAGCAGCACAAGCCTACAAAGATGAATAGCTAGTGCCCTTCAAGTTATAGCCAGCATTTAAGCAGCTATTACAGTAGCATGAAGTAAAGTTCACAGAAGTAACACCAAGAATCTTAAAGCCGCTTTCTGCTACTCTCCATGCTCCTACATTCTTAAATGAGTTCTGAACTGCTCTATAGGCTTCATAAGCATTACCGCCAATATCTCTTAACCATACATCAGATAAAGATACATTCAAAACAGAAGAATCATAGCTAGACAAACTACCAGTTAAGGATGAAGGTGAATAGTTAAAATTGATAGCATCATCCTTACCTCTATCAGATGAATTTGTAGTAATACATATATTACTTATGCTAATATCTCTCACACCAGTAAAAGCTGTACCGTTTGGATTTACCTTATACGTTTCAGGATAAGTAAGATTAGGCTACTGGGATGATTTTATTAAACCTCTAGAATAGTTCTCACGACCAGTTAAGCCTACCCATCTACCCTAAGACTATATCTTAGTTCTTTCTTTATCCCATTGTTTCCATTCCTCACTATTATCATTAGGATAATATAAAGGATGGTTTTTATTCTTATCTCTATCTCCATCATAATAACCTACAGCACCATCACCTAAATAAAATCTGTTATGTCCATTCTTCAAATCCAAAGTAGGACAATTTTTAGCATCAGTAGCTGTATTATATTTCTTCTTATCTCTAGTTACATATCCCAAAGCCACAGTAGCCTTTTGATATGCCAATGTATCTTTTTCAAAGTAACTAGGCTTCTTCATAAATGGGGTTCTTATTATAGTGTTGTAGATTCCCTATCCTTCTATAACCGTACCATCATGGATATAAACAGCCCTAGTTACTAAAAACTCTCCACTACCAAATACTATTTTCTTGCCAGATGTATATGCTGCATCTAAAGCAGACTGGATTACTTCTGTCATATCCTAATCAGAAGTGGCAAAGATGTTAATAGTATCTTCTGTAATGGAAGTGCTAGTATTATTGATGCTAGACTAAGAGGAACTGCTCTTACTGGAAGAACCAGAAGAACCAGTATTCTTAGCTTTGGCAAATGATTGTATATTTATCATACTTCCTTTAGTTTTATATGTACTGTACTTTCTTTCAAATCTCTATCAATAGACTGAACAAAGAAGTTTCTATTTAATACCTTACTATGTAATATGGAATGGATGCTAATAGAAGGTGAATCATGCAAATCTGTTTCCATGATAAGTTTAGGTCTAGAATAAGAAAGATAGTACTGATTGATATAATGCTCCTCTGGTTTTGCCGTTTCCATTGTAGTAGCATTGTAGATACTTTCTAATGGTGTCTGGGAATCTGTTTCTATCACTGCATTCAGGTTTACAGTGTTCTTTATTCCTTTCTTAGCACATTCAGAACTACTTAGCTAAGTAATAAACTTAAATTCTACATCATCTTTCTTATTAATAAATCTATCCGTTTCATTACTCATATATATCAAATCATTATCCTGCTTATTCTCATTCCCTCCCTAGTCTGAATATATTTTGCACTCAAAATTCTTTATAATGATGTTTTCTATATGAGATAAGACAAACTTAGTATTATTGTACCATTTAGTATGTCTCCAGAAAGAAGGATGTCTTCTAGTTATATCATTCCAAGTTAGATTAACTGGTCCTAATATTCTAAACACAACAGCACCAGATAAAGCATCAGATTTTTTAATAGGAATAGCAGTACCCTTAGCATCCAAATTCATAGTATAGCTAATGTTATTCTATATATCAAATTCATCACCTATAATCTTATCCCCTATCTTTGGGTCTATACCTAAAGAAAATGTGGTTTTCTTTTCACCATCTATAATAGGTTCTTCCCCAATCTTTACCCATTGATAGGTAGAATTTCCATAGGTATCTATATTAGTTTCTACCAGTCTTTTATTACCTATAATAAGTTCACATTCAAGAATAGGTAGTTTCTTAAACATATCTGTAGAATCACCATTAGCAGTATAGTTATACTGTAGTTCATGGTTAGCCTTATCTGTTGTCCATGGATGAAGGCTTAAAGCATTAGATAAATAAGAAGAAGGTGTATCAGATGGCTTTTCCTATGTGTACCACCTTCTAGTATAATATCTACCATCCCCATTATTATCACTAGGTACTGTTCTATGCCAATAATCACCCCTATCATGCTTCTAAAGGATGGAAAAGATTTCTGTTTCCCTCTGTATAGGCATCAGGCACATTTCACCACTAAACACTAAATAGTTAGTAGTAATATCATCTGTTGGGGAAAAAACACCACCTGAGTTATTACCTATATACTCTATCATCCCACTTCTATCTTTTATTGTCTAATCAGAAGGAGAATGATTTGTTTCCGTATCATCCCCATTACCATTAATTGAGATATACAGATAAGTATTCATATCTATTTTTGATGTAGGGGAATTATCAGTAACATCATTCTACTTTTTTACACTACCCATTTTAAAGATGCAAGGAATAAGCTAGTTATCCTTTAAGTACTTTGGTAGCTTCCACTGATTTACATAAACCCCATTACTCAGTTCACAAAGACTAGTTATATATCCTTTAGGTGTTATAAAGTTCCAGTTTGTATTATACATAGCCTATAGATACCAGTCCACAATTTTACAAGCCTCATAAGAAGTAGCCCTATCATGGATCATATCAAAGAAGGCATTATTAGCCCTCACTCCTTCACCCTCAGATATATATTCAGTCATAAATTTCTGCTTACCATTATAAAGGGAACTTAGATTTTCTGAATCCATAGGGCTTTCTATAACACTGTCCTAATCTTCCAAACTACATTTTATAGATACCTGATTATATACGTCTGCTACAGATAAATTTGTATCATCACTAGAATGCAAATCTGCTGTCATTTCTAATAATGTAGGGGTAATAGTTACAGCTTTATCTTCTGTAAGATTATACCAGCCAGTTCTTTTGTCCTTTATAGTATTCCAGTCATATATATAATAATCAAATCCATCCTAGATAATATGAAGGTTAAGATATTGCATCATCTAGCTAATTACATCTTCATTAGTCCAGACATCATCAGCTTCATCACCCAGCATATATAACTCACTCATGCTACAATCTGAAAAGATTGTTTTCTCCTTTCCCTTAGATACACCTTTAGATAAATCATAGAAAATCTTTCCCTTAGTACCATTAACTATGTCTATATCCTGAATATCCAGCATTATCTAATCCAGCATATCTTTGAATGATTTTACACTAGCTTTAGCCCTAGAAGCCTTATAGTTATTCAGATTAACATCACCATAGTTATAGTACTGTAATGTAGCTAAAGCATCTGTAGTATTTACAGTAAACTCATCTAGCCCATTAACAAAAGGCTAGCTAAATGTATTAGGTTCAACAAAGCCAGCATAAATACACTTATCTCCCTTATAGATGTTTACTTTGATATTTCGTGAATTGTCTGCAAATAGCTTATCACCTATATAATCTTTAGTAACTAAATTAATACTAGCAGACCTCTTAATAATAGTCTGAAAAGTATCTTCATTATCTGTTTCTATAGAGATAGGGCTACCACTAAAGTATAGCCCATTTTCTCCTATAATCATTTCTTCCGTTTTATCATCATTACTTAATATATGTACTGAGTAAAGCACATTATTAACGTCTCTAAACTATCCATGAATATACATAATTATTTGATTCCAGTTATTTTTCCAGATTTAGCCTTTATATTGCTATAGTTCCTTAGTGAACCATACAAATCTGAACCTTTTAATTTGAAATTAATCTAACCACCTATTCCACCAGTAGCCCCAGCATTATCAAGCATATTAAATAAGTTTCTTTGCTATGTGCCATTCAGAATCATTTCACCAGCATTCACTCTAGCCAGTAACTAATCCCCATGAGTTGTAGCTCCGTTAATGATACCACCTTCTGCATAAGAACCAGACAAATAACCGCTAACAGTAGCAGCGATACCTACCACTGTTGCTATTACTGTTGCTACTGCTGCTAAGTTAGCTGGGAATGGCATCTTCATAGCACTAGCAGTACCAGCAGCTGTAGCCAAAGCAACATAAGACATAGCAGCAGAAGCTATCTAAGCAGTTACCTAAGCCAACATTGCTACAGTATCACCAGCTCCTAACTAAGACATAGCAGAACCTAAGCCCTGAAATGCACTAGTTAAAGCCAGAACTGACTACTGGTTATTCTCCAGCCATCCCGACATTTCCACCAAACCGCTAATTTCTGGCTAAGGTACTTTGATGTTATTTATAGCATCCATATCAATAGAAAAAGGATTAACCGATTCTGTATCTATTTCTGATATTATATCCTTTAAGTTAGTACCTTTTAGCCTTATCTCCAAAAAGCGTTTTTCTTCTATCAGATTATCCAGTTCCTTATTTATCTTCTGATAGTCCATAGGATTAACTGTTACAGATAATTGCTTCTGCTTTAAGTTAATCTAGTCATTATACCATGCTATAGAACCTTCTGGATTTTCCTATTTAGTCTGCTTGAAATTGTTCTTTACTCTAGTTCTATGTGGTACTTTTACAGTACCTACCTTCTTAGTAGTCTTAGCTATAACATCAGATACAACTTTAACAACTCCCTCAGAAAGCTGCTTTGTTACAGTATGAATCTTACCATCCTTTGCTTTATAATTATATGAATATGATTCACCATTCTTTAGGTATCTGTTACCTACCTTATATGTACCAGCCCTTTTGTTTCCATTAAGAAACTATCCTCTTTTAGCCATAAATTCCTCAGCAGAATCACCAAAGGTTAGCTGTCTCAATTTAGTAGAAGCATCATCTATAGCATCATTCAGCCAGTTTACGCTTTCTGTTATACCATCAAAGATGGAAATCAATCCATTCAGGCTACTTTTAACAGCTGGCTCTATCAACTTACCTATAGCTGCATAAGTTTCATCTATAGCATCATTTAAAGTAGATATTTTACCCTCTACTGTCTCACTCATATTTACAGCCATATTGTGAAACTATCCACCCTAAGCAGTAGCATCAGCAAAAGCCTAGGCTATCTGTTCTACAGATATTTCACCTTTGCTTACTTTATCTAATAACTCTCCTATGCTTTCACCAGTCTGCTTAGAAATAACAGATAGAGGATTAAAACCAGCATCTATCATCTAGTTCAAATCTTCTTTCATCACCTTACCAGATGCAGACATCTAAGAAAAGGCTAAAGCTAATCTTTGCATCTTATCAGTATTACCCATAGCTACATCACCTAACTATTTCAATGTTGGCAAAACCCTTTCATAGCTTATACCAAAACTAAGCATAGTCTATGCAGCTTTAGCTAATCCCTCAGTATCATAAGGAGTTTTAGCCCCATATTCCTTCAACTGGTTTACTAAAGAAGAAGCCTTTTCACTACTATTTAATAAGGTAGTGAATGATACTTCTAATGATTCAATCTTACTTCTGGCTTCTATAGCTTTAGTTCCAATCTCCTTAACTGCTGTAGCTATAGCTAGTGGTGCTAGATACTTTGCACCCATGCTAACTAAGGAGCTTCTAATATTGTTGATAGATAAAGATGCACTATTAGAAGAACTTCGTAAATTTCTAATCTGTTGCTAACAGTCCTATAACTGATTTCTGAACTGTTGATTTTCAAGTAATATTCTTGTTACAAAATCCGCTTGTGCCATTATTTATGTAGTTTTAAATAGTTTTCTGCTTTTATTCGTAACCTTTCTATATCCTCTTTACTTATGCTAGTATCTCCCTAGACTTCCTCCCATGGAAACCTTACTATATCCTACAGCTATAAACGCTTCTTACTATTTACCTAAGCAACCATATAGGCTATTAGTCTATTGGCTTCCCATAAGTCTTTATTAGCATAGTAAGAATATCTCATAGCAGCCCTAACTTCATACATTTCCATTTCATCTAAAACATACTTTGGATTATAATGAAGCTAGATAACTAAGATTGCATAAATTTCTGAGATACTCAACTTTTTTTTTCATCACTATCTTCTGGCTAAGTGAAAAGGTTATCTTTGCCCAAAGTCTCAGATGTGATAGTATTTAACTAAGCAATTATAGAAGGGTCATTATCTATAGCATCCAGAAAATCATCCCATGATAATGGTTTGTCTTTATTACTAGCTAATATCATGCTATATAAAAACAGATAGTTATCAAGTGTTGTTCTAATCTGGAATGCTTCACCTTTTATCTGTTCAAAGATAAATAAAGCTCTTATAGTATATCTAATTTCATATTCTGTATTATTGATTGTAATTGTCTTCATAGTCTGTATAAAATAAAAATAGCCCTCATGCCCTCATAGCTAAAGGCACAAAGGCTATATGGTTATAAAATTTAAACTTCTACTTTCTTTAAAGCACCAACACCAGTAAACTGTACTGTATATGTCGCATATTCTCCATTTGGCGCATTAAGTTCTAAAGAGGTAATAATTACCTTACCTTCATAGTCTGGTTTACTAGCTGTCCAGCCAGTTTCAGGCACATCAGTATCTGTTTCTTTCTTTTTGCTAAAGGTTGCTGATACTGGTGTTTTTGCTACCATTATATCAAACAAATCATCAAAGTTACTTCCTTTACCATCTATTGAATACATATTTTCACTTTGTGCTGTCCAGCTTAATTTGCTAATCTCATTGCTAGCCCAATCTCCACCACCTTCATCTTTATTAGAAGTGTCCTGAGTATCACCACTAATAGTTAATGTGTGTGAAGTTGCATAGGCTATTGATTTGCTGTTTAAAAACAGCATCATATCACCACCTTTTATTTTACTCATTGTAGTTCTATTTTAAAAGTCAATGTCTATATAAACGTATCTTCTATATAATCTTCTGTTGCATCATCTATAACAATATCCTCTATAGCTATATCTGAATAAGTACCCTTTTTATGCTCCAAAGCTTTTCTAACCTTAATAGCCAAATCTATACTTTCTGAATAGTTAGAAGAAGCTATATTTATTTCTACAGAAACATTTTCATTAGTATTATCCTTAGTGCTTTCAGGAGTTAATCCAGTTCTCTTATAAATAATGAATGGGAATGTAGTACCTTCATCAGCTATCAGGGGATAAATCTTCTTATCTATATCTATACTAGTCTGTAGTATAGTATATATTGCTTTTCCTATATTTAAACTATCCATCATCTGTTATTAGCCGCTCTTAATATTGATTCCTTTAACATCTAATTCATGCTTTCAAATATAGAAGTTTCAGAAGTTCTTTTAGCTTTATCAAAGAAATATGCACTTCTTATTCTTCCTCTGTTTCCACCCCTACCAGTTCTTCTAAGATGCCGGACATCTATATAACCGGTTATTCTATGTCCTTTGGTACGTCTTAAAGCAGTTCCTTTCTCAAAAAACTTCAAACGGAAATCACCCATGATATGCACCTTAGCGACATTAGCCCCATTCTCTTTAACTAGTTTGCACTTAACACCAGACTATAGGGATTTTCCATATTTAACAGACCTCTTATTAGAGTTCCTAACCACTCTTTTCAGCTAGTTTCTAGTAGCCTTAACTAACATGTTTCCAGCCTTTCTTAGTGTCTATTTAAAAGCCTTATCCTATTCCCTGCTAGTTAGTCTGCTAAACAAAGCCTAAACCTAGCTATCATCAATCTCAATCATTAATTAATTCTGTTCTAATGATGATGCTTTGCTTATTTCTATCTGGTTCTACTGATAGGATTCTATATAGCTTTCCCTTCCACTATATCCTATCCTTTTCATCTATGTTATGATAATACCTAATAGTGAATATCTTAGTATAGTTAAAAACTATCTCACCATTCTCAGTGTCTCTATTACCTGATTCAAACTACACATCTGAGCGTGTTGTTATATAGTCTGTCCACTGAGTACCATTAGCCCCATATTCATTCTATGATATTGTTGGCTTCTATATGGTTATTACCTCTTTTAATCTACCAGCATTCATCTTACCTAAAAATTACGGTTAAGGTTTACTAGGTATTTGAAAGAATAGGGTACATCTGATATACTTGAATAAGTAGTAGCTTCCCTATTTGCATATAGATTTCCAACTAATAGAAGAATGGAATGAATAACAGAAGGTGGCAATTTACCACCTTCCATTTGTTCATTCAAAGCTATGTCGGTATTCTTTTCTATAGCATCTTCCGCCACTAATATCAGACTGTTTATATAGCTATCATCATCCTTAAATGAATCATCTATATTCAGATGCTTCTTTGCTTCTTCAAGTGTTACATACATAGCTTTTATACAGACTAAAATTACTTCAATACCTTCTTTACAAAAGATGCTGCTCTTTGTGGCTTAGCATCAAAATAAGCATTTACTACCAGTCTGATTTTACCGTTAGCTGCTTGTGTATAAGGATCTACGGTTAAATCAATTCCTCCCCATTGTCCGATTACCAAATCATTAAAGTTACCTAAAATAAGTCCTTTCTTAGCCATGCCGTTAGTAACTAACACTGGATAACCATCAACTTCACCGCTATCCATCAACATTCTAACATCTGATTTAGTACCACCAATAGCAGTAGTTTTCAAAGTAGCCTTAGCATAAGGGGATGCAATAAATGTAATATTACCACTAACATTAGCTTCCTCTAACTTCTGTTCCATGGCTACAATATCCTTATAAGTAATATCTGCTTCATCAGCTACAACTGCATTAAACAAACCAGCTGGCTTTGTAGTACTACCAGCCTCAGCACCTAAGATAGTAGCTTCAAGTTTGTTACTAATTGCATCTACAATATCCTTTCTAAGCAAAGCTTCTGCTGAAACAGAATCCTGAATAAGGAACTGCTTAGAAATATCTACATAAGCTGTTAATCTCTTTGGGCTAAGTTCTACTTCTCCAAAAGTACCAGCACCATCAGCAGCAGCATCAACTTCACCAGCCCAACCTACTGTAGAACCATCATAAGTAGGAATTGAAACGTTACCTACTAAACCAGTCATAAAGTTAGCACCAGCAGCACTAAGTACTAATTTATCTCTAAGTGGTGCTAAGATATTCAACTTATCTTCTGCTACAATCTCCTAGCCATGGTCTGCTACGGTTGCCTGCACATCTGCTCTTTCTTCTACTGGAAGGATAATCTAGCCACTATAACTTTGTCCTGATTTACGCATTTCAGCGATACCAGCGTTTACTACCTATTGGCTTCTTTCGTCTAACTGTTGGTTATTAGCAATAGCTCTAACAGCCTTTAAAAGTGAAAAAGTTTCTTTCTTCATTGTTTCTTTTTTATTCAATTTCTGATTTAACTATCTAATTTCATTCTCTGTATCTGCTATCTGTTTACACAAATCATTGTATTCTCTTTCTTCATCTGTAGTTAGCTTTCTGGATTCATGCTTTCCCTGATTGATAATATTTTGTGCTTTTAACTACAGCTGTTCCTTCTTATCTATTAATTCTATTGAGTTCATTTTAGTTTTGCTTCAAGTTCCTGATAATATTCATCTATTTCTTTCTGTTCTTTCTGTTTCAATTCATCCAGCCCTCTTGTGTTTACTGTAGTAGAAGAATAAGCAGCCTTATATACTGGTGATACATCAAATAGCTCATTAATGCTATTTATGGTTCTAAGATAGCTTCCATCATCCCTTTTCTACCATGAATCACTTTTTACAGTAAAAGCAAAAGAACTAGTAGAAATATCTCCTCTTCTAAGTCCTTCCAGCAGTTCGTCACCCAAAGCTGTATTAGGTGCTTCAAAGCTGTATTTCAAACCTCTATCATCAATAGATAAAGTTAAGCTACCTACACCTTTGTTACTCCTAGCTAATACACCCTTATCTTCATTGTGATTAAGTAAGCAAAGCACATCAGATTTTTCTATGATGCCATCTAAAGCACTTCTACTTATTATCTCATGGAATCCACCTAAATCATTAGATAAGCTATCAAATACAATAGCATATCCTTCTACTGTTCTTCCCTCTAAACTGGAAACATCACCCAAGTTTCTAATTTCCTTCATTTAGCTTTTCTTTGATTGTATTAGTATTGTCTGGATTATCAGAAGTAGCTTTCTTCAATGTCTGTATATTAACCTATACAAATGAATTGTCTCCATCTGGTAAAGCAGGTAAATCTAGCTCTTTTCTTATCTCGTTAGTTGTTATAGCACCAATCTAGAATAATGTGTTATAGTAGTTAGCCAAAGATTGCTTATCTACTCTTAACAAAGGTGCTGTAGAAAATCTAACATCTATGCTATCTCTTTCACTAGGCTTATATAGCTTTCTGACAAATTCACCTTCAAACTTTTCTAGTAAAGGCTGCAAAGTATCTGTTAAGAAGGCTATCTACATCTATTCTATAGTATTGTAGCTACTCTTTGATAAATCAAAAGCCTTTACTGGTGATACACCAAAGAACCTACAAATATCAATCACATTAAACTATCTAGTTTCCAATAGCTATGCATCAGATGGATTTACCGTTACAGCTTGAAAATCCAAATCTGCATCCAGCACAGCCACACCGTTAGGCGTACCAGTATTACCACTAAAAGCACTGTTCCAGCTTGATTTAAGTGTTTCCTTCTATTTAGAAGTTAGAGGTGAAGAACTTTTAAGAATACCAGCACAGTTAGCACCACCCTTAAAAAATCCCTCAGCGTTTTCTTCTGCATCCATGGCTAAACCTAATGTTTTTCTAGCATAGGCTAAAGTAGATATACCTTCATAGCCATCACTGGTAAAATTCAGGATATGAATCATATTGCAATCTTCTACAACATTCTTCATTCCAGTAATATTATAGCTAATAGTATCTCTGATAGTTTGTGGCTTTAGTATTGTAACCAGTTCTGTAGGTATATAATAAAGAGCCTTAGCGTTTCCTCTTTCATCCCTATCTATATAAGCATAAGCATTACCAGTAAGAAGCATACTTATCACCATAGTTTTCATAAAGGTGAACTTACTCATATTCTGATTCGGTTCACGGTTTAAAAGATTGTAAGTAGGGTGCTCAGTGTATTTCATCTTATATCCTAGCTAATCTACCCTATAAGGTTCTAGTGGTAACTAAGCTATTGAATCAGATATAACTTCAACACATCTATAAACAGCAGATAACAGCATAGCTTTATTATTAGCATAGCTACTAGCACTGTTATAAGATAAGAAATCACCAAATAAAGCCCTTTGCTCTGGTTTTTCCTTTTGCCAAAATTTCCATTTCATATTATAAATATTTCTTTTCCGTTATTTGGGTTTTGCAAGTAACATCCTAAAGCTGTTATCATTGCTATCACACCATCTATTTTCATCTGCTTCTATGTCTTAATTGGTTTGACATTCTCATTATGATCTTCTTTAATATGCACATTAGAAAAACACCATCTAGTTATTTCATTGTTATCTATAACTACCTTACCTGATAAAATCAATCTTTCAAGTTCCTTTGTAGGCTAGTTAAAGTTACCTATGCTCTAGCTATATTCTTCCAGTGGTAAACCTTCTTCTGTAGCCTAGATAGCCCACTAAGTAGCATTCCACTTATCATAGCCTACCTTCTGGATGCTAACAGTATCAATCCATTTAAGCATATCCCTAGTTATATAATCATAGTCTGTAACATTACCACTAGTTATATTTAATTGATGCTGATTTCTCCATAGTCTATATTTCTCCCTATTACTATTGTTTGCTAGACATGATTCAGGTAAATAATAGTAGTTCTTAAAGTAATAGATACCATCCTTAACCACTAAATAGCTTACAGCAGTTAAATCACTGGTAGCTGACAAATCCACACCAATATAACAAAGTTCATCCTAGAAACTAGCTAGATTTACATTCTTAGTGCTGTTCACAATATTACTATCAGATAACCAGACTTCAGAAGAATCACACCATAGATTAAGGGTTTTGGTTTTCACTCCAACTTCTTCAGATGGATTATTAAGTGCTGATTTTACCTATTCCTTAATATACTTCTTAGTTACAGTTATATCCATATTAGGGGTACATTTCACCCAGTTATCTTCATCTGTCCAATCATCATTATCATCCATAGAATAGATAGCTATAAACATACTATCATCTTCTTTCAGTTTATGAAGAATCTCAATAGCAGTACTTCTTAGCTGATAGCAGGGCAAAGTTTTATCAAAACCAGCAGTAGTTATAGTGCATAAATGTGGATTCTGTCGCATACCCATAGAAGACTTAATTACATCCCTAACCTTACTATTCTTTGCAGCATGGTATTCGTCAATTAAGCCAAAGCTGGCATTAAAACCATCAAGTTTAGAAGCATCAGCAGCAAACACCTTTAACTATGAAGCATTCACATTAAACTTAATTCCCTTTAAATGTGAAGTAAGATATTTGCCACTAGGGTCTAACTGTTTGGCAAACTCATAACAAAATTCAAAGGCTATCTTAGCCTATTCTCTAGAGTTTGCAGCTAAATCTACCTCAGCACCATCTTCACCATCAGCTATCAGGAAATATAGGCACAAAGCAGCAGCTAGGGCTGTCTTTCCATTCTTTCTAGAAACTTCAATATAACTACTGGAATATCTTCTATCATTTGTTCCCTTCCAGTAGAACCCGACAATATTAGCTACTACAAACTGCTACCATGGTTCTAGTATGAAGTTCTAACCAGATGCTTTTCCCTTAAAGTGTTTCATTGTACTTATAAAGCTAATAGCCCTATCTACTACTGATTCCCTAAACTCTAAATCATCCCTATTTAAATCCTCCTAGAATCTCTAGCAAGCTAACTAGATATTAGCTCCAGTAACAACATTGCCACTAAGTACATCATCCACATATTTATAGTATGGCTTCATAAATCATATACATATTTAATCTAATAACCATCAGCTTTCTTTATATTGGGATAATGCTCCTATAAGAATGCCCATTTTCTTGTTCCATGCCTATGCCACATAGTTATGGGATGCACTCTTTCACCAGTTTCCAATATGTAGAAATCAGACTTAATCTTATCTATTTGCCTATAGTTAGCAGCTTTATAAATAGTACCTTCATTTCCTACATCGCTACTATTATCAGCATAACTAATTAAATGCTTAATCTCTGGATGCACCTTCTTTAAATAATGATGCAGCAGGGATATAGTTATAGTTTCACTGAATTTAGGCATATCATCACTTAGCCACATTCTATCAAACTCCCTAACTTCATCAGGATTATAGTTTCCCTTCTTTCTAGGATTAGTACCATAGCCAATTTGTAAAGCACCTGATACTTTGCCTTCATAGTAAACTAAGAAAGATAAAAAGCTATTTCTAGTTACTTTGTGGCTGTAGTGATTAGCAATAATAATAGGGTCTGCATCTGACTTTTTGCAAACTCTTATCTAGATGTTTTTGGCTTTGGCTTCATAGCCTATAATATTACCATCATCATCTAATATAGCAGTCTTCTTTAGCTTTGTCATTATCTAACCTCCTTACTGTTCTTCACAAACTACTCCAGGGGTGATAGTTCCTTATCCCCACTATTTAATTTAGCTATCTTAGTTCTATCCTTTGCTGTTAAACCAAACTTCTCCATCACTTTCATAGCCTGAATCTAAGCATCTTTAGCTATCTTAATAGCTGGGTGTGGCGCAATATTACCCCTATCAGAAACTACTGTTAAACCATCTTTTTCTAATTGTTTGCTAGCTTTGATAAACATGCTGTAATTTCTTGCCAACATAGTTAAAGCAGCGTTATCTACATTCTTCATCAGTGAATTATCTTCCAGCATAAGAATCACATCTTTCATATAATCCTTAGCTTCTTTCTCAATGTCTGTAGGTATTTTAAAATTATTGTTCATTCTACTTAAATTTTAGTCTGTATAATTATCTGATTTTTTCTTTTTCTACTAATATCCAGTACTTTGTCACACAAATAAAAAATGTCTCACAATATTTTTGAGTTCAAAATTTTATGTATATAATTAGGTATAACTTAATAATTATTCAAACCATGAAAATAACAAAGAAAGAAACTAGAGTATCTGTAAGAATCACACCTTATCAGGAAACACAACTTGACTTAATCAGTGAAAAGTTAAGCATAAAAAGAAGTACATTAGTTAGATACGCAATAGATAATTTAATCAGTAGTTATAATGATTTACAACTGGAGCAAATATAGAAGGAAACAGAATAATCTGGATAAATCTGAATATAACTATATGGTTAATGAAGCTATCACCAAACATTATAGATACTTGCATAGTAGGCTAGTTAAAGTAGATGATGATGAAGCTACTTTTAATGATGCCTATTTAATGCTTACCAGAAAGTATAATCCAGAATAGGATTTCATAGATTAGTTTATCAAAGCCTTCAACTAGTTAAAAGGTGAATATCAAAGGGATGATAAATGTTATAACTATGCAGAAACAAAGGTGGAATATTATACAGATTATATAATGCCAAAAGAAGAAAAGAAAGAAGCACCTATACAATAGATAAAACCTAATAACCTAATAGAATCCATTAAGAAATATGCCATATCTGAGAAAAAGCGCAAAGAACAAAATAAAGCAAGTAAAAAGAAAAGAAAGATAGGAAATCTATCAAAGTAAGAAATGGAAAATGCTAAGATTATCCTATTTAATGCAGCATCCACTTTGTGAAGTATGTCTTTCAAAGGGTATAGTAAAAGCTGCTATCGACGTACATCATAAAGATTCATTTCTTAACTATTTCGGGGATAAAAGAATAGAGGTAGCCTATAACTATGATAATCTGCTGGCTGTCTGTAAACAGTGCCATGCAGATATTCACAAAAACGGCACTTCACATGGCTAACCTACATTCCCAGCATCATGCAGGATAAAGAGATCCCCAAAAAGGGCTAATCCCGACTGAATTTGAAAAAAGTTTATTTTTTATTTTGAGTAGCCAAAAATTATATATATAATTGTCCAGAAAGCAAGAGGAAAAACACTGTCATGGATTTTTGTCGTAAATGATTAATTTTTAGAGGATTTGTTACTAGCAGGGAAATAGGGCTTGAAATATAGCCCTTTTCTTTAAGTCTCAATGTCTAAAAAAATAGGAATCTGAAATAATGAAGTTAGATGCATTTTTATATCAATTTCCCATTTCTTTCCGCTAGTTTATCCCATATCTTTCCTACACTTATCCCATTTCCTTCCGCTCTAATAATATAGTAATATAGATAATATAATAAGACTTTCAATTTTTCTAGCGAAAAATCAAAGTCAATATTTTAACAAAACATACATATATGATAATTTACAAACCTTTAAACAAAATTTTTCGCAATCGCCTAGAACTGAAAGTAGCTATAGGACATGGCAATTTAAACAGATTAATTAAAAATTCATCAGATGATTTAATATACACAAATAATGAAGACTTATTAGCTAACTATGAGTACTTTTATTCAAATCCCATCAAACCTAATAAACCTAACATCAAGAAGTAAGTTTATAGAAATCTATTCCTACTTACTAATCAGAAGCCAAATTAAAGATAACAGTTACAAAGCATCCATTTCAGAAAAGGAACTGGCTCAACTAACAAATACATCAGATAGAACAATCAGAAACTATTTAGATAACCTTAAACCATTCTTTGAATATGTCACATTATACAAAGGAAATGGCAAATATCCATATAATGTGTATCAGTTTACTAAGTTAGAAAACGATTTCTCTATAGTGTTGCCTGAATTAATTACTGATTCAGAACTTACAGCAGAAGAAAAAGGAATCCTGATAAAAATCAAACTCCAGTGCTGCAAAGGTACTAACTATATAAGATACAATTCTAAAGCTGACTTAACTTCAATCATTGGTATCAGCAAAAACTTAATAGCTAAAAAGTTAAAGCAATTAGAGGAAAAAGGGCATATCTGTTATATAGGTAATAGCCTACAGTTATCCACTAAATATTTTCCTTTAAGTCTAGTTAAAGGTGATTCTGTTGATGCAGTGAAAAACTTCTTATATGAAACAATCTATAAATACTGTATAGTTAATAAGACTATACCACCACTAAGAGATAACAAAGCACTTAACTATTTAATAGCTAAGTTCCCAAATATAGATGATTCATTTGCTGAAATATTAGCTAAGAAATGCCAAACTTTACCAGCAGACTTTTCATTAGATTACTTTGTAAAGGCATTAACAAATAACAATATAGATAGAACCAAACAATCATGCACATTTATACTATGATTCAAGAATTAAATAGACTGTTCCCAACTGGCACAAGAATAAGCAACAAAGAACTAAAGATAAGACTACAGCAGCTTTATAATAAGTATGGCATAGATGCAGTAGCTAAAGCTGTAGATATAACTAGATATGGGTATAAAGCTAAAGCTATTAAGATTCCAACAAATGAAGGTAGATTAAACGGATTAGAACTAACAATAATTAAATAATATGGAAAACAAAGAACTATACACTAAACTGGAAAACTTAGAAGCTATGATATATGAGATTAAGAAGAATCAGCTACAGCTTCTATAGTTAATGATTCAGATGAATAGACATAAGTAATAGTCATAGCACTCAATCAGTACCACTTATAGCACTCAGATGATACCATTAATCAGATACAACAGTAACAAACTTTAAAAAGTAAAAATTATGATTTACAATCCAAATGCACAAGAATCAGAAAGAAAAGGTAGAAACATATTTCAGACATTAGCAGATTAGATAGGCTGGTAGATAGATTATACAGATGCAGAATTTTGTGATATAGATTTACACATCAAATGCACTAGTAAAGATGGAAGGAATATCTAGGCTGCTGGCGAAATAAAGAATAGGGATGCTAGTGCTATCAAATACTCTACACACATCATAGAAGTACATAAGATTAAGGCTTTACTAGCAGACAATAAAGATATAGCCATGTTCATTAATATCTTTGGGGATGATATATTTATATATAATGTATCAGAACTAGCTAGAATGATTAAGCATGGTGATATAAAGCCTTATAATAAGTATCTACCAGATAACAACAGTTCAAATAGATAGTTTATACCTAGATTGATTATAGAGGTATCTAAAGATTTAGCAGCACATTTTTAGAAAGTAAACGGAATCTGGAAAAGAATAAAATGATATACACCTTATTTATATTTAACGTAATGATAATACTTCATTTACTAGTTAGAATGCTAGTGAATTTTATAGATAATAAGCCTATTTTAGAGGTAACAGAAGTAGATATTTTACTAGCTGGTAAAGTAGCAATATTAGCTACAATCATCATGCTAATAACTATCCTGATTTAACCATATTAGCTAGAAGACAAAAGAAGCCAACCTATTAATTTAGGCTGGCTTTTTCTGTTTGTGGAAGTTTCTATTTATGATTAATGAGCGTTATCTCATTAGTTTTATAGTTCACTATCTTTATTGGTTTATGCAGCTGATTAGCATAGTCCAAAGTATATTTAGTACCTCTAGAAACACCATCCCAAAAAGCTAGCAGACAATCACAGTTTTCTACTATCAGTTTGTTTCTCATTAATGGTGCTACCTTAGATGGAAACTTATCATATTGTGGAAGAAACTCTATCAACTCTATGCCATGAATCTTAGCAAAATCCCTAGCATAGGTATCAGCACCCCTAGCACCACCACTAATTATAGCAGTAGGTAGATGTTTCAGATATAACATTATATCCACTGGTGGACATGTTCTAGAACCTATTATAGCTAGTTTCATATTGCTTACAGTTTAATCAAATAGTGAAGGCTCATTATTTTTATGTATGTTAATACGGTCTTCTGCTATTTTACAGTATTCTTCGCTAATATCTATTCCTATATATTTACGTTTTAAGTCCATAGCTGCAACGCAAGTAGTACCACTACCACACATAGGGTCTAGTACTATATCCCCTTCATTAGTCCAGCTTTTTATATGGTCTAAAGCAAGCCCATAAGGGAATGGTGCTGGATGCTTCTTTGCTTCTTGGTCAACAGCTTTCTTACCTACTACATATTCCCAGATATTACCTTTTAGTTTTTCTGCCTTTACTGGATTTGCTAACTTTGTTCTACTCTGTTCTCCCTTTGAATAGTTCTTATAGGTTGTACCTTTAAGTTCTAATCCTGCATGAAGGCATGGAATTTTTATGGGATTGTGTGTAGCTACAGCACCTTTTGAGAAAACAAACATATATTCAAAAACATTTGTGTATCTTTTTCTGTAAATTTGTGGTACTGGGTTTGCTTTCTGGAAAATCATTGTATCATGCAATCTGAAACCTTTTTCAACAAAGGTTAGTGCTTGCTTAAAACTAGTACAAGTTTCGCTACCATTAATTGTAGCATCAGATACAACCCAAACAACAATACCACCTTCTTTGATGATTCTATACAGTTCTATTACTATATCCTCAAAAGGGAAGGTATAACCTTTATATGTTCTTAAATTGTCGTATGGTGGTGAAGTAACAACCAAATTTATAGAGTTATCTGGAAGTTGTTTCATAACTTCAACACAATTACCATTTATTATCTTATTTAAATAATTTTCTATCATTTTCTTATCTGATCTATAAACTGTTTAATTGTTGAAATCTTACTATCTAACTTCATACTCTTTAGAAGTTCATTAATAGCATCTTCTCTATTCAACTGTTTTACTCTATTTATTTCGCCCTCATAATACCTAATTTCTGTATTGCCACGTTTAACTAGCATATTCTTTATATCATCAAAGTAGCTAATAAACTTACTTTGTGGCATCTTTATAATATCAGCAATATTTTTATTTTGCTGTATCAAGAAATTAACTTTTGCATTTCCTACAGTAGTACCATTTGCTATTACAGCACTTTGATTAAACAACTCTTTAATATTTGTGGAAGCATCTTCTTTTACCCCTTCTTTTAGAAGAATATATAGATATTCCCAACTAAATAAAGATATGTTATTATCTAAAGCATCCTTATATATTTGACTGTTACTTTTCGGATATTGATAGTAGGGACAAGCTAAAACAGAATAGTCACAATCACCTCGCCAATGAGCCATAGAAGTAACTTTAAAGTCCTTTGCATTCTTTGCCGTTCTACTTAGTCTAAAAGCTTTTGCATCACCTACTAAACTATAACGGTGATAGTGGCTCTGTGCTACTATATCAGCACAATCAGCTCTTTGTGTCAATACCGATACCTCTAGATTCATTTCTTTAAGTGCCTTAGCAAAAAGTATGTCGGATGCTTTGGTATATAACTTCTCTTCTGTTGTATCATGTCCTATATCCTCTGGAATAGTACCGATTTCAACAATCAGCTTTAATATATCAGCCCTTTGAAGGTTGAATATTATATTTTGTAGCTTGCTACTGGCTGTTTGAAAATCCAAACCAATGCAGCTATTAATTTCTGTTCGTAATTCTGTAAAGTTCATGTCATATTTGTTATGAAATTAAGTACAAAGATACAAATAAAATAGCAAAATCCAGCCATTTCTGACTGGATTTTATAATACTTTAAATATAGAAACTATGCCTTATTATACCTTATTATATACGTGTACCTTATTATATATATATAAGAACTACATCAGATAGCTACTTCTTTTTGCAGTTGTATTCAAAAGATAATACCCATTGATTTTCTTCTGCTATATCCTGAAACTCATTCATGGTAACACATTCATCTACATCATCAGTATTCATAACTAAAGAAGCATTTGAGATAACAAAGTATTCTCCTTCTTCATAGGCATCAAACTTTCTTAATCCTTTCTGATAAGTAGCAAAGTTACCACCTATGTAATAGGCATACTGTTCTTTTCCTCTCTGGTTGCCATTAAATAGAATGTTATATGTACCACAGATGGCATATACTTCTATCAATAATACACCCTGCTTCAATGTTCTCATACCAGTACCATATCTTTCTTTCACCTGATAAGTAGAAACTGAATAAGGCACTATCTTTTCTATCAACTCCTTAACCAGTCTTCTTTTCTCCTTTGGGTCTGCTTCTGCTTTCTTGATGGCATCATCAGGTACTTCTGGCTGCTCTAGTGCCTTCTTATACATCAGATAGGTTTCCTTCTTCTGCTGGAATCCTTCTATCTTAGACTGACATTCTAGCATTTCTTTCTTGCATGATGCTTGTGTTTGCAGATACATATTCTTTGCATCTTCTACAATCTCATCAGGAGCATCTATGTAAGCTTGATAGGCTCTATTCACCTTCTTAGCTAAAGATTCCTTCTGTTCATTATAGTTAGCCATATCTGCTTCTACATTGGCTATCTTCTGTTTGTATTCCTCTACTTTCTGCAATCTATCTTCTGTATTTAAGTTTGCAAAACTAATCAGTTCCTTCTTAACTAGTTCCCAGATGATAGGCTCTAGTTTCTCATTATTAATAGATACTGTAGCAGTGCAATCAGCCATATTATTAATCCTAGACATACAGAACCAGCTAATACCCAGTTTACCGTTAGTCATTCTATACTTTTGCCCAGCACCATCACCAGCCCTTTTTCTCGGTGTTAATGAGTGCCCACAGCATGGACATTTAACCAGCTTAGAAAGAGTTCTTTCTACCTGCATAGGATAAGGGTCTGACTTTACTCTATTAGTCTTTCTCTTATTTTCAGCATTCTTATAGGTAGTTTCAGTTATGATAGCAGGAATCTGCACTTCAAACTGTTCTACCTCATCTGCATCAGGATCTCTTAATGATACAATCTTGATTCCAGTGTAATAAGGTTCAAAAGTTAGTATGTGCTCGATACTACCCAGACTAAACTTCTTCCCAAACTTATCTCCATAGTCTTTAGTTATAGATAAAGCTACAGATTTCAAAGTAGCATCATCCTGCAAGTATCTATTGAATACTTCTATAACTACTTCCTTAGCATCTTCATCTATCACCCAGCTATTCTTTTTGGTTTTATCTCTACCACCAAATCTTTTATAGCCAAAGAAGGGCTGTCCGATACTCATGCAGTTATTATCCAGTTCATCCCTTCTACCAGATGCTATTTGTGTCTTCAAACTCTTTAAGTACTTCCATGCACCATCAAAGTTAGCACCTATTTCTGTTTCAGCATTAGGTACTTTCTTACCAGTAGCAGGGTCTATAGTCCATTTGTCAATATCTCTAAAGTAAACTGGAATGTTCATATTTGACAACTCACGTACATAAACGCGACCACTCATTGGGTCACGACTTAAACGGCTAACTTCTGCTACTAGGACAACATCAAACCTACCAGCTTCTGCATCCTCCTTTAAGTGTCTGATAGATGCTCTATCCTGCTTTGTTGCATCATCCTTACCAGTAATATGCTCGCCGTATATGGTACTAGCATCATAGCTATAGCCCATTCTATCAGCTAGTCTAGATAAGTCCTTTACCTGACGGTTATAATCCTGCTTCTTTGTAGAGCAGCGTATTAAAAATGCAGCCTTCATAATTATCTTGTTTTATATTATACTTTTTGTTAATGCTCGGGGAATCATGCTCTGTATAAAGCAGTTACATTCCCTATTCCGACTGCAAAGATACAACTTTTCTCCCAATTATGCAAGTATTTTTAGTTTTGTGAACTTCCTGAGTTCAATAAAACCACTCTGGAAGTACTCCGCCAGCCATTGGAA